CAGTTTAGTCAGGACGGTCTCGTTATGCCGTACGGCTACATGATGGAGAAGTCCATCTTGAGAGCTCAGTACAGCATCAGGGATATCCCACTAAAAAGTGGGACAGTACCTGACCTTACACAAGTCTTCACTAACACAGTGAAGACTCGTCGTAGGGCAACGCCCTTCGGGTTTGGACTGACCATTCCGGATTTCACGGAAAGGCAGGTCGCTATCATGGCAGCTCTGGGATTATCCCGGAGCCGATAGCGCCTTGTCTATCCACTGTCCTGCTGCAGTCATGCAGCACAAGCAAGGAGCAATTGTCATGAGTTTCGCCGATCCACAATCTGTGACGATCAATGCGGTCGCACAGTCTCTTCCTAGGACTAGTTCCGGCGTTAACGCCGGGACTTTTTCCAAGGATGATGCTACTGTCGTGCTGAAGGTTTCTCATCAGTACGGCAAGCGCACGCGTCGAACAGTCCGACTGGACTGCTCGAAGATCGCGAGTAACCCGTTCGACACGTCTCTTAATCAGAGCGTTTCGATGTCGGCTTACCTCGTTGTCGACGTCCCCATCCAGGGCTACACGATTACGGAACAGAAGCAGATCGTCGATGCGCTTACAGCGTATCTGACGGCCAGCTCCGGTGCCCGCGTCACGCAGCTTTTGGGTGGAGAGAACTAGACAGTCGCTATTCCGGGTTGGCAACATTCATGGCTCGGGAACTCGACCTCTATCAGGAGGCAAGTTGAAAAGCCTGATGTTGCTCTGGCAGATGGCCTCCAAAGAACTTGGAGGCTGGTGTCAAACCAGCACAGATCGGGACTATAAAACAGTCTCCGATCGAGTTTCACACGAGGGGTTATCGTTTCTGACGATCACCCTTCCACAATTCGCCTCTGACTTCCAAAAAAGTTTGGAGGTGGGCTTTGTGGACTCTACCTCTTTTTCGGGTTTTAGAAAAAGAGGGGGTCTCCCGATGTTTCTATCGGGTTTCCTTAGTCGTGTGTTCTCCGATGACGGTAAGCTTTTGTCCGAACCGGATCCAGATGCTGTCTTAGCCATTCGTCAACTTACGTTGATGTTTGGCAAGATAGCTCTTGACTGCACCGAGAGGCGTAATCAAGATGCATTTGACCGGTACGTACAATGTGAGAAGGATGTTCGCATCAGCGATCAGAATCTTGATCAGGAGTCGAAGGATAGTTTTCTACGTATCTCTCGGCTTCTGTATTCTGATCTATTCTCTTCTATTGACCATATGGTCTATGAAGGGAATCTGATACCCCGCCATGGTCCCGGAGCTACCGCGGATCGCCTAAGGGCGAACGCTAAGTATCTCCAGAGGGAGTGGACTCGGAGGCTGGAGGAGCTTTTTCCAGCCACTGATTTTCTACTCCCATCGCACCGTTACTGGCGCGATGCCCAGCAGGTGAACATTCTCGAACCTGGTGCTGAGAGACCTGTTAGGGTCATAACAGTACCTAAAACGCTGAAGACACCCCGAATCATCGCGATTGAGCCTACTTGCATGCAATACATGCAACAGGCCATTCTCGAGAAACTCGTTGAAGGAGTAAACCGTGATGAACGTTTATACTCTTTCATTGGGTTCGACGACCAAACTTCAAATCAGTATCTTGCGCAGCAAGGCTCCATTACTGGTGCTCTTGCTACACTTGACTTATCTGAAGCGTCGGACCGTGTCTCCAATCAGCATGTACGTGATCTACTAACTGACTTTCCTTGGCTGTCGAAGGCCGTGGATGCCAGTCGATCACGAAAGGCTGATGTACCTGGTCATGGCGTTATACGCCTGGCCAAGTTCGCGTCTATGGGTTCAGCGCTCTGCTTTCCCTTCGAGGCAATGGTGTTTCTAACCGTTGTCCTGATGGGAATTGAAGATGCGCTAAGCCTCCGTCTGACCGATAAGATGATTTCTCGTCTTGTCGGTAGTGTGCGTGTGTACGGGGACGATATTATCGTTCCCAGTTACACGGTTTCTTCCGTTGTTCGCTCCCTTGAGACTTTTGGGTTCAAGGTTGGGCGAGACAAGTCTTTCTGGTCTGGAAGATTCAGAGAGTCTTGTGGTAAGGAGTACTATGCTGGACACGATGTTTCAATTGTTCGTGTTCGCACTTTACTCCCTACGCAACGGACTGACTCTGAGGCTCTTGTGTCCACTGTAGCACTCCGGAATAGGTTCTTTACATCCGGGATGTGGCAGTGTGCCAGACACTTGGATGACGTCCTAGGAGAGTTTCTTAACCTTCCTGCGGTGTCACCCACTTCGCCTAGTTTGGGCCTTTATTCATTTACCGGCTACCAAGTCGATAAAATGGATAAAGACACGCATGGCCCCTTAGTAAAGGGCTATGTTGTGGTCCCTCGCATTCCTCGCTCACGCTTGGAAGGCGTTGGAGCCCTGCTCAAGTTCTTCTTGAAACGTGGGGATGAACCCCACGATAAGAAGCACTTGGAGAGTTCAGGACGGCCTACGATCGTCGACATCAAACGTAGGTGGGTCCGCCCCTTCTAGTTGGGGTGGACACTATGCGTCATAATGGCGCATAGTGATAGGAGGG